ATTTCCCCCGGGGACCTTGGTCTTCTGATACTTGAACTTGTTCAGTATCGGTCACGCGTTATAGGAGGTTGTATGGTCACTAGCGTTTACGAGGTACCCTTGGCGACCGCGAGGTCTACCAAGTATTACTATCGCAACCGCGAGTGGTCCCGTACTCCCAACTATCGCAACGTGCCTCGCTCGGAGCTTCCTATCCTCGGCTATAACGATGAAGTTCGCGTTGCGTCCCAGGGAACTGGGACCGGCGCTTACTCGAAGCGTTTGTCCGATGGATATGTGTACTATGATCTCCCTCCTGGCCCTCCGTTTACCGGGTCCGACATTTGGTCGCGTTTCAACGACGCGGTCAGTTTGTCGGGCTTCGATTCGGCTGCCACGAAGGTTTTCAATGACACTCTTGTGTCGCTCCTTGGCGATATCGCAGATGTCAAGACGAATCTCGCCGTGACATATGCGGAGGCCGCGAAGACCTCTGACATGATTCTCTCGACCGCAAAACGGTTCGAAAGGGCCTACAGAGCTTTTCGCAAAGGCAACTTCAAGGCAGTTGCTCGAGAGCTTAATCTCCGTTCGGGCACCGTCCATAAGACGTGGCTCGAGTATAAGTATGGGTGGACTCCCTTACTTATGGAGGTTAAGGGTTCTGCTGAGTTTTTTGCTCAGCAGACTCTCGGGGGCCGGCCTCCTCGGTTCGTGGTGCAGAAGAAAGGCAAGTTCCCGAAGCCTCTTGGCTCTGGCAACAAGCTTACTTATGCTCCCGCTTACGGAGGAACCGGCTCTGGCAGCTACGAATGGAAGCTTCAATGCGACTATCGTTGCCGCCAAAAGTTATGGTGCGAAGTGGTGAACCCGCACTTTAACCGTCTGCAGCAACTGGGTCTGACCAACCCTGCTCTTGTTGCATGGGAGTCAGTCCCTTATAGCTTTGTCTTCGACTGGTTCGTTTCGGTCGGCGACTGGCTCACAGGACTAACTGCCCTCCACGGCGTCAGCATTAGGAAATCCTTCCGCAGTAACATTAACTCGTTCCATTATGAGTATGCGCAGGACTCCACCAGTTATACTGTGGGGTCCTACTATTACTTCAATGGGTCGAGACAATTCACTGTGGATAAGAGGCACTATGCTCGCGGCGTTCTCACCGTCGACCCGTACTCCTTGTCAATTCCCACCCAAATACCGAATTCTTTTCAGAAGTTGGTCACTGGTTTGGCGTTGATGAAAGCACGGAACCGCACCTAGTGTGCGTTCATTGCCTTTTGGCATCAAACTTCCTCCTAAGGAGTGTTCAATGGCTGCAGCAGCCGATCTGACCCTCAAGAACAACGCTGGCACCAACGTCACGTTCAACGTCTACGCTGTCAATCCTGACAGCGTGGAGTGGATCGAGACGGGCGCCACGTCGATCCTGGGCACGTCTCGTGCCGTCCTGAATCGCAAGATTCCGGCGGACAAGGCGGCCGGTGTGTACCGCATCGGGGGCAAACTGACGCGTCCGGTGGTCAATTCGACCACGGGCGCGCTGGATGGCGTGAACACGTTCACGTTCGAGTTCCTGCGTCCGGCCAAGCTGACGGTCGCGGAGGTTGACGAACTGGTTGCTCGGGCGAAGGAATTCGTCGGGCAAGCCATCGTCAAGGCCGCGGCCGAAAACGGCGCGATCCCCACGTAAACTCTGGAAGCAACTCTATGGAAATCTTACGCGATGTAAGCTCCTCGGTCTATCTCCGTTTTAACGGGCTAGGCCGTCGCCAATGGTCAACTTGGAGCCACTATGTCCAAAGACGTAGCTCAGCTCTTAATCGGCCTCATAGTCTGGTTCTGGTTGGAGTTCTTAACGAACCCCTTTACCTGTTCCTCGCTACGAGTGAGTACAGGGACTTCCTGTCTCTGTACCCCGGCGGAGTTGCTTCCGAGCCCATGTTGGGCTTTCGGAACCGGTTCGATGGTGTAGGTCGCGCAGATAAGCGGTGCCGCCTTAACAGCGGTGTTCGCGCTTGCGTTTCCTTTCATCGTTCCGACTCTCTTCGGGATCAGCCTGGGCATCCAACGTTGACCTTTCTTTATGGGAAGGTCTTCTGAATATGCCCGGCTCGAAGAGAGTTCGACTGTGGAACCGACAAGGACGGGCGGCTAACACCCGTCGGTCTTTGATCGGGTCTTTGAGGGTTATCCTCAAAGAGTTCAAGGCGCCTCGCGCGCTCTTGTTCGATGTTGCATCGGACTTGTATGAGTCTCTCAACACGCCGGTCTCACTTAAGTGTGAGATCCTTCTTCGCTACGGAGAGCTGGACCAGCTGGTCCGACTCAAAGTAGATCCGAAGGACTACACCGAGCCTTTCAGGTTTGCAGACGACTATCAGGCCGTCAGCTTCCTTAAGAAGGCTCCACTCAGAATAGAGGGGGTAGATCCTGAGGCTGCAGCTAAGGAAAAATTCCTAGCTGCAGAGAATGCGTGTCGCGCGTCTAACGCTCGTATCAGGAGTCTGGTTCGCGATCCCGAAAGGGTACCCGCGCCTATTCTGCGTGTCATTTCGACAGCAGTAGGAAAAATTAACCAGATACTTGGCCCGAGCGTTGATGCCCGTGAGTGGCTCTACGCTTGTCGGTTTGGTCCCGGTGTGTTCACACACCCTAGGGCCAAGGGACTCACGTCCCTTTACGATAAGCTGCAAGTCCAGCCTTCCATGTCTCACGATATGGAGGACCTGTCGGCTCTACTCGTGATGAGTCAGCCTCAATGGGCTCGATCGATCACTGATTCCGAAGTAGATGGCTTTTGGCCTCTGCTTAGGGCAGATGATTTTGTTCGAGTTCCTGGCAACAAAGTAGCTTTCGTTCCGAAAACCGCTGTCACCCATCGCGCTATAGCTATCGAGCCTCTCATGAACATCTATGCCCAGCTGGGCTTAGGTGCTATGATGCGTCGACGGCTAAAACGCTTTGGAATCGACTTAGACGATCAGTCCGCTAACCAACGGGCTGCTCTCACCGGGTCGATTGACGGCTCTCTGGCGACCATAGATCTGAGTTCGGCCAGCGACACTGTCGCTAAAGAACTCGTTCGTCTACTCCTCCCGGATGGGTGGTTTAGAGTACTGGATCAGGTCCGATCAAAAGTCGGTCTCTTTGAAGGTGAATGGTTACGCTATGAGAAGTTTTCCTCCATGGGAAACGGTGCCACCTTCGAGCTCGAGACCGTAATTTTTTACGGTCTTATGCTCGGAGTGTGTACGGAGCTGTCGATCAGTGCTGATGAAGTTCTGGTCTACGGCGACGACATTGTAATCCCTGTTGCCGCTTATGGGCTTGCAAAAGAGGTCCTGGAGTTTTGCGGCTTCTCCTTTAACGAGGATAAGTCGTTTGCCTCTGGCCTCTTTCGCGAATCCTGCGGTAAGGATTACTTTGACGGAACCGATGTCCGTCCCTTCTTCCAAAAGGAGATACCTCGTGAGATTCAAGATCTCTTTCGCATTGCTAACGGTCTACGCATGCTTGCTCATCGGCGGAACAACCGGATTGGTTGCGATGCTCGACTGCGCAAGCCGTGGCATACCGTCCTGCGTGCGATCCCTCGGCTCGTTGCTCAACACTGTCGAGTCCCCAGCTACGCTGGGGACTCCGACGGAATAAAGAGCAACTGGGACGAGGCTCAGGCAAGCCCCCTTGTCATCTCGAATAAAGATGGCTGGGAGGGCGTGTCTGGGCTGAGGTATCAGTCTGTCCCTCTTGAGGGTCCCAAGCCAGGTAACTGGCTAGGGGTAGTTGCTTCGCAACTATACAGGCTTGGTGACGGTGGTATGCTTGAAAGAAAGTTGATCGGCCGAGGGCGTGAGCCCGAGACCGACGACGCTCGAGAAATCGAGGTACGCATTCTTTCAAGAGATTCCGTTTCTGCTTCTCCACGGCAGATACGGGGTTGTACATACCAGCTACGAGCAGGTGCCTTTTACGGACCCTGGAC